GGGTTCATCGTGTATAAGTATATATTTTATAATAATTAATCATATTATTTTACGTAGGATTTTAAATTCAATTTTTTATAGTGCTTTTAATGTAAGAATGTCATAAGGTAAAAATATTTTTATTGTACTAGTTGCATCCAATCATATGACTTTTAAGAAAAATAAAAATGATGTGTCACAGGAAATATATCAGTGTTCAATGGTGATAGTTGTGTGATCTTTATTGTACTAGTTGCATCCAATCATATGACTTTTAAGAAAAATAAAAATGATGTGTCACAGGAAATATATCAGTGTTCAATGGTGATAGTTGTGTGATCTTTATCTATTTGTACATGCCACACACTGATCATAAAATATAATGTACAACAATATTATGACAAATGCTCAAATCAGCATATGACGATAGGGATTATGATGTTGATATAATACCAAATAATAAACTTAGAGTACTATTAATATCTGATCCATTAGTTGCTACAACATCTGTAGCAATGATAGTAAATGTAGGATATTTACAAGATACATTAAATGGAATGGCACATTTTTTGGAACATATGTTATTTATGGGTACAAAAACACATCCTAAGGAACACTATTTTAATGAATTTATTTTAAAACACGGTGGATCAACAAATGCATTTACTGCACATGATAATACATGCTATTATTATAGTATACAACAATATGCATTACTTGAAAGCTTAGATATATTTTCCCACTTTTTCATAGATCCACTATTAGACAAATCAAGTGTTGAAAGAGAAATGTCAGCTGTTAACTCAGAACATGAAAAAAATAGAAATGATGATGGATGGAGACATGAAGACATTATAAAAGTGTTATGTCATCCTGATCACAGTTATAAAAAATTTGGGACAGGATCTTATGATACATTAAAGGTGCCTGATATTGATGTTCACGTGAGACAATTTTATGATGACTATTATTTTGCTGAAAATATGACATTAATGATAATATGTAATCAGTCGATCAAAGAAATAAAAAAACCGGTATATGAATGTTTTAAACATATTAGAACAAATCCATTGGGTACAACTTGTCCCAGAGATGGAACAAGAATTTCAGGACCAATATTAAAATCCAGTGCAATTATCAAAGTTGTTCCAATTAAGAATATTGAACGAATAGTAATGTATTGGGAAACATTTTCTTTTAATAATAATGTCAAATCATCACCTGTGGATTTTTTTTTATATTTACTAGGTCATGAGGGAAAAAACAGTTTGCAATATGTATTAACACAAAATGGCTATATATCAGGTTTATTTGTTGATGTTGCCGATTCTATTAATGATAGAAGCTTAATTCGTGTCAGTATGACATTAACACCTGATGGTGCAAATAATCAAAATATTGTGATTAATAGTGTATATGCATACATTGATTTAATTACTAGTCAACTTAATTCAAATCAAATGGTAAATCTTTATAATGAATATATGGAATTAGAAAAACTTCAATATAATTACAAAAGAAAAATGGATGGAGAGACAACAATTATGACATTGGTTAAAACATATATTACATATAATGTAAAGTTGTCAGAAATATTGGCATTTAAAACACTTTCAGTTTCATTTGAGAAAATAAAACATAACATGGAAAAATTATTAAATCAAATTAAGCCAGAATTATGTACTTTTGTATTAAGTTCACAAAAATACACAAATGTTGCAAATCAAGTGGCTCCTCATTATGGCACAAAATATGTGATTGTCAATACAATCATTCCCTATGATAAAAACACAATAAAATCAGTATTACATTGTTTTGAATTACCCCCTAAAAATAAGTATATTCCATCATCATTTGACCTAGTAAAAGGTAATGTGACAAGTGTACCTACACCACTGTATGATGATAAATGTGAAGTATATTGGAAACATGATACATCATTTAAGTTACCCACAACTAGTATTATTGCTAGAATTGATATACCGCGGGCAATGAAAACAGTTAAAACATATGTCACAAGTTTAATTTATTTTAATGGAATTATGGATATGATTAATCATGAACTTTATTTGTGTAATATGGCTGGCTATCAAATTAGTGTATCAATGACAGACAGCATTCTTTATGTTTCAATTGATGGATTTTCTGATAAAATAAAAAATGTGTGTGACTTTGTGATCAATTCAATTATGAATAGTACACTAGATGAAATTAGTTTTAAATCAGCAAAATTTTATTTAGAGAAAAATGATGAAAACAGTATTCATAAAAGTCCATATATTACAGTCAATGAAATTATGTCTAAACATACACTGTTAAAATATTATGATAGCAATGATAGACTAGGAATAATTAATAAAATAACTAAGATGGATATTGACACCATATTAAATGAACTATTGACCATTTCATCTGTAAAATTAATGGTTTGTGGAAATGTACTAAAGGAAGATGTTACTGAAATAAAAACTATGTTCAAGAAATTTATGCCATCATACATGTATGTACCATCACTTATTGATAGTGACAAGATGATGACAATTATATCAGCAATACCACCAGTAATCAAACCGACAAATACACATTATGAAAAAAATGTAGCAATGGCTTATTGCATTGAATTATGTAAACTCAAAATGGGTGTAACAGAAAATTGGAATAAAATATTCTGTATAATATCTTTGTTGGATAATATGATAGGTGATAAGTATTTTGATGCACTGCGAACCCGCGAAGAATTTGGATATGTTGTTAATGGTAAAAGTAAACAAATGGGGGATCCACGATTTTACACATATTATTATAAATTCTTGGTTCAATCACCGACAAAGTCGCCAAGTGAAATAATTGCTAGAACTGAAATATTTATTGAAGAATATGAAAAAATTTTAATGTCCACTACTGATAATGAAATACATGAATATGTTCAGGGATGTGCTGCATCGTTCAAATTTCCATTCACTAATTTGTCGGAATTGACAAGTTACTATTTTAGTCAGTTTGAACAAGATTATTACAAATTTGATCTTAAACAAGTATTAATAAAAACATATGAGAACCTGACAAAGACAGATATTGTAAACTTTTATAAACAAACTTTCATGGAAAATAAAAAGTCAATAGTATTTGCAATAGATAGGTTGTAAATATATATGAAATCTATTGGCTATTTATTTAAAAAAGTAACTCTAAATAAAAATTGAATAACACGTTTGATTTTTAAAAGTATATGTGCAAACTATCATATAATAAATAAAACAATTAACAATGTAATAATTGTATGATGAACATTAAGTATTTTTATTCCGTCATATAGTTTTATCATTGACGCTTATTTTATTGGTTTATATGACCATTGGTATCCTATCACATAAACCAATAAAATGAATAAATAAAAAAACAATAAGAATAAATATTAGTTCCTATTGTTTATCATAATATTGTTATTTTAATGGTCTATTTTATTGTTCCATGTGATCGGCGTACATGTCTTTCCAATAAAAATCAACAATACGCAACATTTGGTTTATAATAAAATTATGTTTACTTATGACATTTTTACATTGCAATCATTAAATAAAAATTGATATTTCCACCATATGCATAAACAACACATAAATTTTATATTAACCATATTATGACCGATACAAAGCTTGACAATGTGTCTTATTCTGATGATGATCTAGATGAGTCTTTTGACCAGGACCAGGAGATTACTAATATGCAGGCCAAAATGGACAATGAGAAGAGTCCTGCAGAAATAAATCTTGGAAATGGAATTAGTGATGAGAGGATGGAAGCTACACTAGAGCAGTTAAAAAAGTTACCCCGTGATAAATTACTCAACTTTCTTGCTAACTTGAAACAACAGGTGAGTGGAAAAGAGGGAGATCATAAATTTATCACAGCAGAAGAATCCAAACGAGAGAATTATCGTAATGCTCTCAGGCAAAAGTTGGATCAAATGAAACTGCAACGCTCAGGAAAGAAAGCAATGCAGCGTAAATTGGATGATTTAAAGGCTGCTGAGTCCGAAAAAACCGGTGATACTGCAGGTACTTTGCCAACAGTTCATGAAATTTCTGATTCTGGAAGTGATGAATCTGAAACAGAAAAAGTGGCAGATCCAGAAAAACCAGCCAAGACATTAAAAAATAAGAAACGTCGTGAGAGAAGAAAACGTAATGCTGTTAAATCATTGCAATCTTGAACTTAGTTTTGGAATGGTATTAAAGTGTGTATTCATTGATTTTGTAGTTGTTGTATGATTAGCTATTATTTTTTTAGTTTCCTCTTCCATTTCTTTTTTCATATTTTCAAGCTTAGCATCAAATTCTCTGGTCAATCTTGCTAAATCTTCTTCAGAAGTTGCACATGTGCCAGCTGTTGCAGATGCACATGATTTATCCATGATGCTGCATGTTACTTTATTTATTTTTTTACTCTGGGAGCATAATTCATTCATCATCTTTTGCATCAACATTAAAATTCTTAAAATATCAACTCTAATATCAGCTACTACATCACATAAATCTTTTGATTCTTCTTCTACTGTTCCATCACCAGGTAAACTTTTACTGGAATCACTTATATGACATGATGTTTTTTTCTTTTTTAAACATTTTAATTCATTGTTTAATTGGTCTGTTATATTTATTGAATCATTACATGATGAATCACTATCTGAACAAATACTGCTTGACATTTATACTGTATAATTTAGTGACTCATAATTTTTTATAAGTTTTTATAAGCTCATCATGATATCATAATGAATTATAGAATGATTGAACTATTAAAAAAGTGAATATTTCCACTTAAACAAATTTTATGATTTATTCTTATTGAATAATAGTCATGAATGGTATATGTGATCATAAATATACTCAGTTTAAACATATTTTATCAGGATGTAGATCAATATTGGATGCTTATTACTTTGCAGATATATATGTCAAAAGGAATCCTGAAATGAAAAATATTATTCACAGTATGATTAATGGCAAACGATATGAAAATGTCTTAGATTTTAGGACAATGAAAAATGTATTATATGATATTAGTAAAATACAATATCAGGATGATGCTGATAAAGTAATTGATATGATGACAAAAAAAACAACTGATAGTACACAACTAAAAACTTTATCAAGATCAGCTAAAGTGAAACCAGTGAGACAAATACAAAAAAGTGATACTGAAATTGCACAATATGATCCTAAAAATATTCGATATGTTAAAATAAAAACATTTGATTATGAAACATATGCAGACACTGTCACTAAACCATGTCCACATTGTAATCATAATTGTACAGCTAGTGCAGATGCATCATATTTAATATGTGGTTACAGTGATCCAAAAATGGGATATGATTGGGATGGTTGTGGATGTGATTGGTGTTTTAGATGTGGAAAATTGTTATGTAAATCATGGGAAAATAATAAATTATTTGTTGACCAAAATTGTATCCATAATGATGAATGTTGCAGAAAACATGCAAAGGAACACAATAACAATTATCCTAATGATTATTGCCAATGTAGTAATGATAATGTAAAAAGACAAATTGTATAAAATGAGTTTGATATAAATTGTATATTATAAATAAGTATAATATATGACTTTCCAAATCAGTGTTGAAAACCAGTATGTACCATCTGTAAATCCATCTGATATTTCGCGAGAATTTTGCAATTTGTATTATAGTTTCATAATTACCAGAGGGTTATCATCAGTTTTGCAAATGTTTGCTCCCAATGTTAATTGCAATCTAAACGGTATTGAATTTGTTGGTATGCATAATGCTATTGTTAAATTTGCAGAAACAGGTATTGCACGACTTAATTATGATCGCATATCATGTATTTATCAACTTTTGACCAATGACACATTATTGATGCAGGTTACTGGATTGTGTCAGGGAATTACCTACCATAATTGTTTCACAGAATGGAAACATTTTAGTGAAACCTTTGTGATGAAGTGTTATCCAGGCAATAAGGGTATCATTGTGAACTATATATTTAAATTTATCTAATAAAATAAGTTACTGTTTTCCATTTTTCACACTATCATACAGTTTTTTTTGTTGTTCAATAAGTATTTTAAATTGATCAATATTTTTTGTTACATATTTTGCAAGAATATCAATATTGTCAAATATTACACTAACACCTTTATCCAATACAAGTCCAAATTTGTCATATAATACATTATTATTAGTATCAATTTTGTCAACAAGATTTAATGTTTTTACCATTTCATCAAGTTCTTTTTTTGTGGCTGATTCTATTTCCATAAATTCTGGTTTACCGGGAAGTGTGTCAAAACATATTTCTGTATTACCAATGTGCCAAATTTCTCTTATTTTTTCATAATAATATCTTGATATGCATCCCAAACCCAACAAGATATTTTTACCCATTTCAAAATCATTTATTATGACTTCACTCTCACTTGCAAATTTTGACCCTGCATAATTTTTATATGTCATTGTTATTCGGTGTCCTTCATCTCTAATTCTAATATATGTTTTCTTTTTTTTGCGTGGATGACTGAACACCATCACTTTAAAAATAAAGTGACCCATCTTTTTGCCATTCAGTTGAATTATCTTATCCAATATTAACTTTTTATCATAATTACTAATTTTATATTCATACTCCAATGGCATATACTATTATGTAATAAATTAAATTTTTTTCGTCTGGATACCAGATTTGAACATGGTGTAATTCACATCATATTTTGATTTACTGTAAACTGCAAAAACTACTCTTCTGAAACAACCCCAATATTTTTGTAGACATTTATTAAAGATTTGTATAACCTCAGCTGGTGGATTACCATAAGCACCACATCCTAATGCACCTAAGATCAATATCTCATGATTATTTGCATATGCAGCTTTGAAAATATTATCAATAATTATTACCATCGCATCATAATCTTTTTCATAATATTGGCCCTTCATTGTCAATATTGGTTTTCTGAGTGCAGCTGCGGCGATTGCTGCAATTGTAAATGGCACTGATAACATATTGTAAGTCTTATCTTTAATAACTGTGACTTTGGGTGTGTAAATGGTATCACCAATATTTAATGGATAAAATTTATCAGACAATGACACAAAATAATTACTCCTTCTAAATAATTCTTCTTCTTGTGCCATTGCTCCTCCTTTTACACCTCCTCCTGCTGCATAACATGAAGCCATATTTAGGATCACAACATTACCGGTGCCAACAAATTTACTGGCTGCTTCAAATGTGTCCTCATTTATAACATCAACTGTCATTGAATCAAATTTTGGAGCAAGTGTATCAGCTAGTAATGATGATTTATATGTAGTAGACACTGATCCCTTCTTAAGATCAGCTGAAACTCCAACTTTTGTACATTGATAAATAGTGTCTTTGTAAATGTTAATAAGATCGTGTCTTCTCATGTAAAATGTGTAATATGATGTAATATAATAAAATGCATTATGCAACCAAATATCAATTTTTATTTTGTCGTGCAATTATAGTTTTTATAAAGTATGACAGATACTGAAACACAACATGTTGATGTAGAGCTTATTACAACCATACCAGAATTAAAAAGTAGAAAAATAAATCCGTCAATATTTGGCATAAGAGTAACTAGATTTAAATTTAGTGATGATATAGATGATCTTCTAACTTTAAAATTTACAAGTAAATATACGGATGAAGAAAAACATTGGATTCGATCGCGTGCATTCCTCGAAATGTATAATGATTTTTCAACCAGACATGATCTAACTAAATTAATTAATGACATATCCAATTTTGATAAAAACTCTACTGGTCTAATGCAGGTATATAAAAACATGTTAGAAGGCTTATATTTAGCAGAATCAACAGCTCTATTAAAAAAATATAATGATTTTTCAACCAGATATGGTCTAACTAAATTAATTAATAACATATCCAATTTTGATAAAAACTCTACTGGTCTAATACAGGTATATAAAAACATGTTAGAAGGCTTATATTTAGCAGAATTAACAGCTCTATTCAAAAAATATAATGTCATCAACAAATACAATGTCATTAGAAATGAATTAGACAACAGATATGAATATGCTATGATAGATGATCTATATGTCAAACCCACAAATGCTATAATGACATTAAAGGATCTCTTTCCTGCACAACGACCAGATTTTTTAATTTTGCCACCAGGTGTTTATTTGATGGAACGTAATAAAATATATGGTAAAACACATTTTGTGATTCTATTATCCATTCAATATCAAGAATTAAAATTTTTATTTACCACTATGCAAGATAATAAGTCATATCATTTTGACTGTATCTATATGTCAAGTTGTCAACGACGTGGGGTTGCAGAAACATGTTATGTAGATGTGGAGAACAATATAAGATATTTTCAAGGAATGTGTTATGAAATAGAACCAACGTACTCACTTAATTAAAAAATTGATTACATATATTTATTGTATGTTCATCTAATAAATAGACCTATTATAACCAAATGTCAATCATTCAGGAAATAAGTCTTGAGGATATCAAAACAAATCCTCAAAATTACAATTCAAATAACCACTGGGTCGGTGGAAAATTGCCAGATGATTACAAGTCAATAAATCATCAAACAGAATCTCAATTTTGGTTACACAAGTTTAGATCAACTTTTGAAACCTTTGAATTTTCACCATCCGATTTGGCATTCTTCAAGAGCATTTTGGGCATTACCAGAATGCACAATAAAATTTCTAACATACACAAAGAAGATATCATGGACATTGTTGAAAAATACAAGGATGTTAAAGCACTTTTGAAAGGTGGGAAATTTATTAGGACTGAAGGTGTGAGCTTGAAATATGGTAAACATGGTGTCAAACCATATGACAATTTGTATGATATCATTGAATCAATTCTTACATCTCCTGATGGCCATTGTCCCATTTATCCAACAACAGACAAACTAAAATTGTATATTGTACCATGGGTCAATATCAACAAATTCAAAGAATTCAGAGTGTTTGTGTGTAATGGTAAACTGACTGCTATTTCACAACAACATCTTTATGAATCTAATGATCTACTAAAGGACTTGTCGGATGATGATCAGCATGATTTGATTCATAAATGGATTACAATTATTATTGATGCATGGTTCAAAGAAATAAAAGGTAAGATTGATCATATGTCCAGCTATGTTTATGATTTTGCCATCTTGGATGATGATAGTCCATATTTTATTGAGATTAACCCATTTGGCAAGGAATATTCATCAGGTTCATCTGCTTTTCATTGGTTGACTGATGAAGACAAGCTGTATGGCAAAGATGATATAGTATATTTTAGGTATGTGGTCTAAAGATTCTATTTATTTATTAGATCATAATGAAAATTGTATCTTGGAATATTCTTCATATTGTACATGAAAAAAACTATGTTGGACCAGAAAGTTTGGTCATCACTGAATATCCTGATGAAAGTGTAAGAGTTGGTAAAATTATTGAGTATATTAAAAATGTATATGATAAAAATGATAACATAGTTATAAATTTACAAGAGGTACCAGGTGATGTATTTGATGGACTAGAAAAAGTAATTAATCCAGATCATTTTACTTATCACACATATCAGAGAGTACCATCGATAAAGAATAAAAATAAAATGGATCCATATTTCAATATGAATGAAAGCCTAGTGACAATTATAAAAGGAACAAAAATTGTTAGTACAACTGTCACTAATTTTGAATCTGGTAAAGCAGCATTAATCAATAAACTGGGTAATAAGCTATCAATTTATAATGTTCATATGCCTTTTAAATTTGCAGATAAAGTAAAAATAACTAATAGGACAATAATATGTGGGGATTTTAATTGTGATATGAATGAAGCAGAAACCATATTTCCAGGATTTTTATGTTTTGCAAATTATAACACTACTTTCATAACCAGAAGAAACAATCTAATTAGTATTGCCAAATATGATCACATTATGACTAATTTTAATCCTGCACATTCTGATCTACTTGTTGACAAAATAGATTTGTCTGATCATTATCCTGTTTCATCAACACTTTATGACGTTATCTAAATAAGTTCATGTTTACATTTAAATTATAAAAAAGTAATTAAAGTATGGCCGAAACGCAATATGGAAAATTCACTGAAGATGATTTAGAAATAGATGTAGCTAATTTTGATGGTGCATGCATAATGACATTATTCCGGAAATGTAATGAAAGAATAGAACATATTGGTCGCTACATGATAAATTTTTACATATTCACTGGTGAATATTGGTATGAGCGTTCTCAAGTATATTATGATGTTACTTTATGTTATGTTTGTGTAGCAGTAGATAATTATGGTGAATTTGTTACTGGGATATTTGATGATACGATAATTGTTAAATGGTTAACGCTAGACAATCTGAAGGAGGTCAAACCAAAAATTACCTATAATTCATTTGATTATAAAAAACCAGAAGAATATGATACAGATGCAACAGTATTAACATATGATTTAATTGACCTGATTCATTCAACCAATTACACCTTACAATGGTCTACTTACAATACAGAAAACCATCATGACAATATAATTCCACTGATGACTAATTTTTTTGTACCATATCTTGGACAAGTCAGAAAATTGTCAAGTTTGAATCATAATAATGTTTGTCTATAATTACTTTTATTTTATGTTTACACACCATAAAATAAAAATTGATATAAAATAAAATAATACAATCATTGATAAATAATCAAATCAATAGATACTTATGGAAGAAGTATATGCTAGAATCAAAAAAGCAAAAGTAACCGGGTCAATACTTTTGGATTTATCGCACTTGCATTTGACCGAATTGCCAGAAAATTTATTTGATGGATTATACACTATACAAATACTAAACTTGTCCTATAATCATTTGAAGACATTACCAGAAAATATATTTGCTCCACTGGTGAACCTACAAAAATTAAATCTACATTATAACAAAATAGAATATTTGCCAGAAAAGATATTTAGGTCATTAGGGAAACTGCAAAATTTAGATCTTTCACAAAATATAATAACTGTATTACCAGAAAAAATATTTAATTCACTAATCAATTTGCAAAAATTAAACATGTATTATAATTCTTTGGAAACAATGTCTGATGACTTATTTATTGCACTGGGGAAATTAAACAAGCTGGTATTGGGGCGTAATTCAATAGAAATTATATCAGAAAATTTATTCAAGCCATTGAACAATTTGCAAATATTGGATATATCTCATAATTTTTTGCAAACTGTACCAGACAATTTGTTTTTTTCACTGACTAAACTAAAATGGTTAGGTATACACACAAACAAATTAAAAAGATTACCAGAAAAATTATTTGATAAACTGATCAAACTAGAAATATTGTACATGAATAATAACAATCTAAAAAGATTACCTAGAAAACTATTTGTATCAGCAATTTCATTGCAAGAATTATACATATCCAATAATGAATTGATTAGATTACCAATAAATCTGTTTGCATCATTGAAACAATTAAGAATCCTCTTTATGACCAGCAATAAAATAAAGCGATTACCCGAGAATATATTTATGCCATTACATAATCTTGATACATTGGTACTATACGGCAATAACTTATATGAATTACCAGAAAAACTATTTACACCATTGACTAATATGCAGACATTAAATATAGCATCTAATAAACTAACCATTTTACCAGAAAATCTATTTGCATCACAAAATAGATTACATGGATTGTATATTTATGAAAATAAATTGAAAAATTTACCAGAACCATTATTTGTTCCACTCCAAAATTTAGAGTCATTATGTATACATAATAATAATCTCACTAACTTGCCAGTGTCTATTCTGAATTGTCAACACATGCGACAATTTTCGTATAGAGGAAATGAAATGACACTGGAAATAAGATTTCAAAGGTTTATCAACAGAATGAACAATTACAATAATCATGGCATTTTTAAAGATAGCCAAAATATTCATGCATCCAGTATTCAAACCACAGCTAAACAATCTATTAATGCATTGTTCAAAGATACCTATGATTGTGCCAAAGATGAGATTGTTAAAGAATGTATAACTTGGTCTATTCATTGTTTTCCTGATCTTTTGTCATATTTAGATGACAAAGATGTTCATTCCACCTTATATGTCTCTTTTTATGATGTATTTGTTAAAGTCTTTGGTCGTATTATGAGTCATCCTAACAAAATTGATATTATTCACAGACTAGATGAGGAATTAAAAGAAAGTGAGTGTAAATGTTTTACAGGTAGACTAACAAGATTAGTGAATTGTTTAGTGGGCTTTTATGATGATATAGTTATTGGCATTTCAGACAGTGAAAGAATTAGTACTATTATTTTGTCAACTTTAGATGGTAGAGAGATGAATGATGAGTTGAAAAAGATATGTATTGATAAGTTGAAAGATATTGATATTAGTGATGAAGAAATTGCTAAATGGTTGCCATAATTTATTGTTCTAAAAATTTGATATTATCATTGGCTATGTGATAAATTATTTTATTACCAATGTATTGACATATGACTGAATTTAATCATGATTCACTATTTGACAAATTAAAAAGTGATATAGAAGCTATATGTAATGCCAGTGTAGATGAATATAAAAAATCGGTGGCATCTAAACTTGGATCCGATGATTATACACCTAATTATGGGATTGTAACTGACAAATCATTGGGTATAGTTAGTAATCATTGCTATAAATTATTTGAAGGTTGTCAAAAAGTTATAGAAGATAATGGTCACTATATGATTCATTTTTTTCATTTTAATTGGCCATCAACACAGTCTGAACTTGGATATTTGTTCCATGATTTGTGTTTTGCAATTGACAATTATGGTGATTATGTTGTGGGCACTGCTAATAAACATGAAACACACCAGATGTTTTTTCCACATATCAGTGAACTAAACACTTACTCTAAACAAAATTTAAAAGATCTAAATCACTCCACACCTATTAAAAAAGAAAAAGGTAAGTATCCCCTGCCGAATATTTTGATTGATGCTATTAAAAACATGCATTTTGACCTAACCGATGTTACTGCACCTGCCAGAGATGCATTGGGATTAACAGTATCAGTATTTTTAACTGAAATATGTAAAATAGCTAAACATTATCACATGAGGTTTGTAAGATTTGAAAAATTATTCAAATCTGATGATTTTGAAAAGTATGATGATGTTGTATCAATATTGGATGGAACCACTAAAGAATTAAATGAAATGCAAAAGAGAGTGATTGATTTAGAATTTGCATTGAGTGATATGAAAAAGTTACTTTTAGAAAAAGATAATGAGATAGCAAGGGGGTGTGATAAATTGAAGACCATAAAAGATAGTTACATGAAATTGATAGATAGTCTAGAGGATGTATAGTTTGTTTATGAAAAAATTGATTCTCAAAGTTTCAGATGATGCTATTGTTATTTGACATTTATTATATACAATGGCGTCATCTATTGTCCAACTTGTTGAAGACAAGACCTATTGTGGGCATGAGAAAACTATTCTAGAGAAATGGAAAACAAAAAAAACATATGAAACTGTTCAAAAACATGCAAAAACATTTGACAAAAAGTTTGATTTTGTTGATGGTCCCCCATTTGTCTCAGGTTCTCTGCATCTTGGCCATCTGATGATCGGTGGACTCAAAGATACAGTTCTCAGACATCAATTCAAGAGTGGTTATAGATATACTAACAAATTGACCTTTGATACACATGGGTTGCCTTCAGAAAGCATGGTACAAAAGATACTATCTGTATCGACAAAAGAAGAAATTGAGGCAATTGGGCTAGCAAAATTTAACAAGGTTTGTAAGGATACTGTTAATTCATTGGCAAGCTCATGGGAACCAATTTATGATTCTATTGGTAGAATGACCGATTTCACAAACACATCCAAAACAATGGATGTACCATTTATGGAATCCGTTTGGTGGTGCTTTAGCCAATTTTGGAAAAAAGGTTTGGTTTTCAGAGGATCAAAAGTAATGCCATACTCCTATTCCTGCATTACACCGCTATCTAACTTTGAGGCCGGACAAAACTATAAGGATATCAAAACTGAAACTATTTATGTTTCATTCCCTCTTAAAGATGATGCAAACAGATCATTTGTTGCCTGGACTACAACTCCATGGACCTTGGTTGCAAATGTTGCGCTTTGTGTCAATCCTGATCTGCTCTATGTATTGTGTACTGATAGTGATGGCAAAGAATATATTGTTGGTGAACCATCTGTTGCAAACCTAAAAAAAGAGTTTGTATCAGTTGTTCCATTCAAAAAGGGTTCAGAAATGGTTGGCATGGAATATGTGCCGTTGTTTACTAACCTTGATTTCAAATATCATAAGGTACTGGCAGATACATATGTTAAGAATTCATCCGATATTGGAACATGTATTGTTCATTTGGCTCCAGCATTTGGAGAAGATGATTATAATGTGTGTGCAGCAGCTGGCATTGTAGATTACAAAATGATTGATTCACTGTGTCCAATTGATGAATCTGGTAAGTACACCAGTATTATGGGGGATCTATATGGTATGCTTGTATTTGATGCTAGTAAAAAAATTATTAAGGATCTGCGAACACGTGGCCATATTGTGAGGCAGCAAACCTATGAACACAGCTACCCCCACTGCTATAGGAGTGATACTCCACTCATTTACCGTGCCACATCAAGTTTTTTCATTGATGTTCCCGAAATTAAGGATCGTATGATGGAACTTAATGCCACCATTAATTGGTGTCCTCCAGAAGTTGGATCTAATAGGTTTCACAATTGGCTCAAGGATGCCAAACCATGGTGTGTGGCTAGGAATCGTTATTTTGGTACCGGAATTGCAGTGTGGGAGTCTGAAGATGGGGAAGAAATGATGTGTATTGGATCGGTTGATGAACTAATGGAACATGCTGTCAATCTAACAGAACGACCAACAGATATTCACCCAGAGTTTATCAATGATATTATTCTCAAGTCCCCAACATCGGGAAAACTGCTAAAAAGGGTTCCATTTGTATTTGATTGTTGGTTTGAATCAGGGTGTGTTCCATATGCACAAATTCATTATCCATTCGAAAACAAAGAACTGATTGATGATTGTGGTGACTATCTCTGTGATTTCATTGCAGAAGGGCTTGACCAGTGCCGTGGATGGTACTATACACTCATGGTTTTGTCAACAGTCATCTCTAACAAACCACCGGCTAAAAACATCGTGTGCACTGGTCTCATTCTGGATGAAACGGGTCTTAAGTTTTCAAAAAAGTATGGCAATTTCGTCGATCCGTCAGAGCTGATCACAAAGTATGGAGCAGATGTATTGAGATTGTATTTGTTGAGTTCCCCTGTTATCCATGCAGAACCATTGCTATTTAGTGAGAAGGAAGTACTAAAGGTTAAGCAGAGGATTATTCCGTATGTCAACAGTGTCAAGTTTTTCATTGAGCATTACATTAACTTTACCAGAACACATGATCCAAGTCTAGTTCAATATCTAGAAACCAATCAGGATGATCTAAACATTATGGATCAGTGGATTCTCGAACGATGTACACAATTGAAGACATCCGTTATCAGACACATGAACAATTACACTGTTGACAAAGCATGTCAACAATTGATTGATTTTGTTGAGGATCTGACAAACTGGTATGTTAAGTTTAACAGGGATCGACTGAAGGGTTTGTGTGGTGTTGATGATTGGAAGACATCTTTGTCTGTACTATTTACTGTTTTGATTGATTATGTTGTATTCAGTTCATCATTCATGCCATTCCTGAGTGAACATCTATTCACACAGTTAAAACATATTGCACCAGCAAGATTTGCATATGATTCGGTTCATCTAATGACTTATCCAACAAGCCATCATGATTATCATATTAGTGAGGTATTTGAAAGGTTGCAGAATTTGACTCGTATGATTAGATCACTCAGAGATTCATCTCCTAGTCATACATCCGTCAAGACACCTATCAAACAATGTACAGTCTATCATCATACTCAAACATATCTAGATAGTGTCAAGCCATTGATTACATTGATCCAGGATGAGGTCAACGTAATTGACTTTGTATTTGAGGTACTGAATGATTCTCAAAATTGTTTTGTCGGAAAACCCAACAACAAGAGCATTGGGACTAAGTTTAGGAAAAATGCAGGTACTGTCAGAACATTTATTGAGACATTGACTCAAGATCAATTGAAATGGTTCCATGACGAGGTTTTGACTGGTACTAGTCCTACATTTACTATTCCAGATGTCGGTGATGTGACAACTGATGAATTAAGTGTGTCTGTCGAAAGGAAGGTTGAAACAAATTCATCGATTAAGTATTTGCAGGGTGAAAATACCATGATTAGTGCCGATATGACATATGATGATGTAACACATAATTTGTATCAAGCAAGATTGTTTACAGTTATGATTCAGAACACAAGAAAAGAAATGATGTTGCGACCTTGGAACAAAATTAATGTTTTTGTTTCAGGTGAAAATGCCAAAGAGATTGAGAAGATGAATACATACTTTGTGGGACGACTGGGAACACCAGTTTGTGCCACTGATGAGACATATGAGAAAACATATGATTGGGAACTATTTGATGGAACTATTGTCAAGATTGGTTATGTGGTATGTGTAGTTTAGTTATTTCTTTATTTTTTTATTTGGTTTTTTGGATTTTACATCTTTATTCAATGAAACATGTGATCCAATATGAATTAGTAGATCAGCCTTGAATTTTTTACTTCTGATTGTTTGTAATGTTTCTATTATGTCTCTTGAACGATACATGAAATTATCCTGCGCATTCATGTCATCATCTGATTCTGTATCATCTGATTCTGTATCATCTGATTCAGTGTCACTTGTTTTGGCACCTTTAAATTTATCATTATCATCTTGATTAAGACAATCACACAGATATTGTCGCAAATAATCTATAATAGGTGTAATAACATATTTTGTAAACATTACACCTTTAACATCTCGCTGCCATTTCTGTTCATCTTCAACTAGATTTCTGACAAGATATGTCAAACGCGATACATCAGAATTCCACACACTTTGATCATCTGGGTTTTCCTTTTTAATATACTTCAGAATAATATCACCAACATATTGGTCTAAAGTTTTTTCACTGTTATGGTGCAACAGATAGTCATAAAGACGTTTATCAAAATGTAATAATTCTTTTGCTGTTTCACGTGTGAGTTGTTCTAATACCGGTGCTTTATTGCGATATTGTGTTAAAAATGTTAATGCTCCAACTGATTTGTCGAGTGTTGTTGATGATAATTTGTGTGTTTCTTGAGTAACATCCATTGCTTTTCTTAAATGTTCAACTTCTTGCTTCAAGTGTGTTATTATTTGTTGATTTTGATCGTCAATTCGTTTTTTCATATCATTTATTTCTTTTTCGGTTTCTTTTTTTTCCAAGTCTATTTTAGCAGAACATCTCATTTTTTCATGTCTATATAGATTTGTTTTATGTTTAAAGATAGTGTCACAATATTTACATTTTAACATATTATTATCGTTTGTCTGTTTAATATCATTTAGTTCTGCTTGACTTTGTTGTGTTTTGTGTCTTTCTGTTGATAAGTGACGTTTCCAGTTAAAATATGAGTCAGTCGAGTAATTACAAAAATTACAAATACGTTCCATATATATTATATATCTATAATTTTTATAGATATATAATTACACTCAAATACTTTTCCTCGTTTAACAATCCGGATTGAATCCAGAATAATCCACTTGTGGATCATCTTAAAAATCTCGATATTCGCACAATATAATACTTTTCCTCGTTTTTAATCCGAGGTGTATCTAAAGATGGTACGTTTCAGTTATACATAAATATCATGATATGCATCATGATATTTTTAAATATTTTATAAAATGTGTTTTTTATTGTTTGTATCCTTGTATACTTTTTTATCATACATGATCATCATTTTTATAAAAAAAACTAAAAAATTGTATTTTTACACACAATTATTTGTGTGTAATTTTTCGCTCGCCCCGGAAAATTTTTAAAAATAGTCTAATTTAGACCACATTTTTACTTATCATATCATGATGTAATTAGTTATAATATATCATGTTTGATATGATCTAAATAGATCTATAATTATAAATAAAACATAAAAATTATTTATTTATTATATTATCAAAATTAACACACAAAATACCATCTTTATGGTGTTAATCATATCAAACATGATATAGTTTATGGCATTAATATTAATATATACTTTATAAACTATGCATTTTAACTATCAATTATCACTATAATTATATCATTTGGTGATGCTCAAAATTATCATATATTTTTAATATTTTTAAAAAAAAATATTAAAAATATCAAATATTTCAATTATTGCATGTTTATAGTGTTTATAATATCAAATATTATATATATTATTACATTAAATATATTATAAAATGAGATTTAATTGTATTATATCTATCAACAAACACTATAAACATATCAATATATAGTGTTCGGACGCGCTCCATGAACATCGATAAACGAGTTTTGTTATTGTGCATATTTAATTGTAATAATGTAAAAAGATGTAATGATTGTAATATAAAAATGTCATAAGATAAATATAATTTTATTATAAATCATCTACTGATATGTGACATTGCTGTTTAAGTTCTTTTATTTTACTAGTTAGTTCATTTATTTTACTAGTTAGTTCTTTATTTTGACTTGTTAAACATTGATTCTGTTTTCGATTGTAGTTAAGATCATCAAGTAATTCATCTAAAAATTGTTGATCGATTGGTACATAATGACCATCAATTTTTAATAATATATGTTCACTCATTTTTTTGATTTATAAATAAGAGTTATGGTGACAAACTTATTAATTATCAAATTTTAATAATGTATATCCACTCATTTTTAATTTATGCATACAGTGGTGAAAAAGTTTAATAAGAACTCATAAAATATTGATTATCAAAATGTAAATATACGTAAATTCCATATGTTTCTTAACAAAATGAGCAAAACTAAGGTTGTTTATCCATTGGATGAATATTGGACATCAGGTGGTGCAGTATATGTAGATGATATACTGGCTTATTGTTGCACACTCAATCAAACAGATCTTGAAACAAATAAAAATAAATTTTATATTATGCAACTAATTAAAACAGGTGATGTGTGTAATCTATTTATTCGATATGGTAGAATTGGTGAACCGGGAAAACAAATTAAAAAAGTATTTGCATCTGATACATTGGGAAAAAAAGAATTTGCCAAACAGTACAAAACAAAAACAGGAAATGTATGGAATTGTGGGGATTTTACACCTGTTCCTGGTAAATATTTTCAAACTGATGTTAAATATGAAATAGATGCTGAACCAGAAGACATAAAAAAGGATGAAATTGTGGAATCCAAATTAGACAAACGTGTGCAACATGTTATGGGCTTGTTCAGTAATAAAACCACTATGAATAATATGTTGATCAAACTTGAAATTGATACTAAGAAGTTACCATTGGGCAAAATATCAAAAAAACAATTAGATTCAGCACAAACTGTTCTGATGAATATTAAACAAGTTTTGGATAAATATAAGGATAGTGATAGTGACAGTGACAGTGATAGTAACAGTGACAATGATACAAAAATAAAACTATCTCCTATTCACTTGCAAGAAATAACAGATTATTCATCCAAATTTTACACATTAATACCCTATTCTAGCGGCAGAAGAAAGCCACCACTAATAGACAATTTTACAATTTTAGGTAAATATCTGGAAATGATTGAAGAAATGAAGAATATTGAAGTGGCCATCAAAGTTACTAAAAACATTAATTCTTCTGTTGATGATGTTTACAATAATTTAGATACTGATATTATGCCAATTAAACAAACCAATAAATTATGGAAAACAATTGCTACATATATTTCAAACACACATGCTACCACCCATAAATATTCTGTTGAAATTGTGGATATGTTTGAAATAAATAGAAAAAATGAATTACCAGTAGTTAGAGAAACAATGAAACAAATTGGTAATGTACATTTATTATGGCATGGTAGCAGAATGACTAACTTTTGTTCCATTCTTAAAAATGGATTAATTTTAAATCCAGAGACATTAGGTGTATATATTACAGGCAAGATGTTTTCATCTGGTATTTACACTGCAAATGCATTTAGTAAAAGTTTTAACTATTGTGCATATGATATTAGTGACAACATAGGTGCATTATTACTATGTGAAGTTGCACTAGGCAAACCATCAAAAAGGCTACAGGCTGACTATTATATTACAAAACAGAGTTTAGCTAAAGAGGGATGTCACTCAACATGGGGAGCTGGAAAAAGTGCACCATGCGCAATAACAAAAATAAAAGATATAATTGTACCAAATGGAAAATTATGTGATACTGGTTTGAGTTCATCATTATTGTATGATGAATTTGTTGTGTATGATATGAATCAAGTTTCTTTGAAATATTTGGTTATTGTTAAAAAAGTTTAATAACGTCTAAAAGACTATTTTATTTATAAATCATAATATATATAAATGAATAATAGGCAAAGTGATTTTTTTGTGGATTTTTCTGATTGTGATGATAACATTCCAATAGCACATGATATTATTAGTCATTTCAATGTAGTCAATCCAAATTCTCCAACAATAACTGACATTGTTACAGACATTAAAAAAAATGATGGTTTTGATAAAAACTGGTCAATAGTTGGTGCAACAATAATTTTACTTGTTGCTTGTAAATATGATGATATAATGAAATCTGAACAAATGAATGAATTGGTTAATACATTGTTATCTATAAAATCATTTGTTGAACACATAAAAACTATTGATCCCAACATAAATGAAAAAAATCTGAAAATATATACAATAGCATTTTTTTTGTGTATGATGCTTATGGTACAAAATAATGGTTCTAATTTAGATACATCAAATCCTGTAAACATGTTACAACAAAATCATGGTAGCTCATATATGACAGTTGACTAATATATTTAACATATTTATTTATTTTTACCCATGTTATCCTATACTAATGAATAACATTGGAATATTGGATCCAACAGGTGTTAATTTGAATCCACTAACTGAACAACCATATAGTGAATCTTATAAAGATCTTGCATTAAAATGGAGTGCATTACCAGCATACAAAAAAATAAATGATTTAATAAAACAAATCAAAAAAAATCAAGTAACATTGGTTATCTCATCAACCGGATCAGGAAAAACAGTTCTGGTGCCAAAAATATTATTGCATATATTAGACTACAAGGGGAAAATAGGAATAACACTGCCAAAACAAATTATAGCCAAATCAGCTGCAGAATATGCAGCAAAAACATTAGATGTTGAATTAGGTACACATGTTGGTTATCAATACAAAGGATCCGATAAGTCAGCTAAAAGCGATGATACAAAATTATTATATGCCACAGATGGAACAATAGTGGCACGATTAATGAAGGATCCTTTGTTGAATGACTTTGATGGAATTATTATTGATGAAGCCCATGAGAGAAAAGTGCAAATAGATTTCTTGCTTTATTTATTGAAACAAACATTAATTGGTAGACCAGATTTCAAATTAATTGTTATGAGTGCAACAGTTGATGAAAATATATTCAAAAAATATTACTCCCAATTTAAATTTGGAATTGTTAATATTGGTGGTGAAAGGGCATTTCCAATTACATCTATCTTTTTAAAAAAACCCATTACAGAAAAAGAATATATTGAGACAGGTCTGGAAATAATAAATAAAATTCTAAAAGAAACAAAAGTAGGAGATATATTATTTTTTGTGACCAGTGTTAATGAAACATTGAATACATGCAAATTATTGGGAAAAGGAGATGACTATTGTATTGAAGTTTATGCTGGTATTAATGCAGAAAGACAAGAACTTGCACAAAATAAAGATATGTATAAAGATAAATTTAACAAAAAAAGGAAAGTTGTTATTGCTACAAATGTTGCAGAATCAAGTTTAACTATTGATGGTATTAAATTTGTTGTTGACTCAGGTCTTGAATTACATGGTTATTATGATCCAAAGATTAGAGCCAGAATATTGGAAAAGGGTTTTATCACCCATGCACAAGCCACACAGAGAATGGGCAGAGCTGGTAGAGTGGAAGCAGGAACATGTTATCATTTATACACAGAAGAGATATTCAATAAAATGAAAAAATTTCCTGAACCTGCTATTAAAACAAGCAATATTTGGAGTGAATGTTTAAATCTACTCAATTTGCCAACAATTAGGGATACTGTAACATTATCAGATATATTGAGTCAATTTATAGAACCACCACAAAAAAAATATGTTGATGATGCAATCACACAACTCAAACAATTAGATCTGATCAATGGAGACAAAGAAATTAGTGATTTGGGAATCATCATCTCACAAATGCAAATGGATCCATCACAGGCAGTTGCAGTATACACAGCATGGCATCTACATTGTGCAAAAGAAGTGGTTGCTATATTGTGTATGATAGATGCAATGAAGGGAAATTTTGGAGAATTATTTGTGAGACCAGAAAATATTGCCAGAGAAAATGAATCCCGCTTGAAACAAGTTATTGAACAACAAAAGAAAGCCAAACAAAAATTGGCACATAAAACTGGTGATCATTTGTCTTGTCTGAATATTTATACACAATATATCAATTTGTTAAAAGCAAGTGAATCAGAAGTTAATGATTTTGTATATAGTCATTTTTTAAGAAGAGATATTTTGGATAGGGCAAAAATTTATTTCCACAAAATGATGGGAGTTGTGCACAGAATATTGGGAGGAACTGAAAAAAAAGATATGGGTGATATAGCGGATAAAGATTTGGAATATAGGATATTAACATCTTTATTCAGTGGATTTAAATTAAATGAAGCAGTATTTGATAAAAAAACAAAAAAGTATAATACTAGTCATTTGAAAAATGTTAGTATTAGTCAAAATTCCTTTTGCACATTCTTTAAGTCTGACAAAAAGAAACTAATGTATTATGAACTGTTTGGTACATCTACTAAAACAGAATTGGT